ACTTAGGAAGCTATGCCATCACCACAGTCGGCAAGATCAATAATGAAAAAGAGCTGATTCAGGAAGCATTTAAGAAAGGGCATATTCATTTCATGGAAATGAGCGGCGGCAAGATCAATGCAACCGAGCTGGTCGGCGCCATCATCAGTCAGGCAGATTCCCTTGTTGAAGGTCTGAAACTGGCACAGGAAAAAATCAAGGGTTCCATGACCATTCTCCTGCTGACCCCGGAGGGCATCTATATCTCCCGTGACCGCCTCGGACGTACCCCGGCGATCATCGGACGCAAAGATGGTGCGTTCTGTGTTTCCTTTGAAAGCTTTGCATACATCAACCTTGGATACACGGACTACAAAGAACTGGGACCGGGCGAGATCGTCCGCATGAACGCCGACGGCGTAGAGGTACTCAGCCCGGCTCGCAAGGAAATGAAAATCTGTTCTTTCTTGTGGGTTTACTACGGTTATCCGACCTCCTGCTACGAAGGAATCAACGTCGAGGAAATGCGGTACCACTGCGGTCGTATGCTTGCCAAACGCGATCAGTCCGACGCTGATCTGGTAGCCGGAATCCCAGATTCCGGTATCGCGCATGCAGTCGGCTACGCCAATGAATCCGGCATTCCATTTGCCCGTCCATTCATTAAATATACCCCAACCTGGCCGCGTTCCTTCATGCCGACCACCCAGAGCCAGAGAAACCTGATCGCACGTATGAAGCTGATCCCGGTAGACGCCCTGATCCGCGACAAGAGCCTGCTCTTAATCGACGATTCCATCGTCCGCGGCACCCAGCTCGGCGAAACAACCGAATTCCTGTATCAGAGCGGTGCCAAAGCAGTACATATCCGTCCGGCTTGTCCGCCGCTGCTATTTGGATGTAAATATCTGAACTTCTCCCGCTCCAATTCCGAGCTGGACCTCATCACACGCCGCATCATCCGCGACCGTGAGGGCGACAATGTTTCCCCGGAGCTTCTGGATGATTATGCAAACCCAGACAGCCAGAATTATAAGGAAATGGTCGAAGAAATCCGTAAACGCTTAAACTTTACCTCCCTGCAGTTCCACCGCCTCGACGATTTAATCGAATCGATTGGTCTGGAACCGTGCAAGCTGTGTACATATTGCTGGAACGGAAAAGAATAATGTTGTAGAATACGTTTCTATGATAACTAAAATGGCAGCCCATCAATTTCTGCTGATGAGCTGCCATCTTTATTCTGTTAATTCTCTGCCAATCGTTTTGTTACTGTACACGCATACGTGCCCAGTAACGGAATTTGCCGTGGCTTCGCATTTAAATACGGCAAATTCCTGCTGCCACCACGTTTTCTTACGGCACTTTCGGTTCCAAAAGTGCCTACCCGTGTACAGTAACATCGTTTTATCAGCACCGTGCCTTTATGGTTTATACAAGCACACCGCCAATACCCACATCACTTCTGCCCTGTCACCATCATATAACGGTTATGTGCGTCCTTCAGACAGGCAATGAGCGGCTTCTGAGTCAGTGCAAAATACCTTTCCCGGATACTCTGCTGCATCTCGTCCAAATCCGTTTTCAAACTCTTTCCAAGCAGCATCGACACAACAAAATTGCGCGTCACCGACAAAATCGTATTGCACTCCAGATCAAGAATCTTTCCCGTCGCCCGTTCTACTACAAAACTCACATAAAACTCGCCGTGCAGGCTGTAAATCGCGTCCTCCTTGCTCGGTTTCGCCTGACCTACAACCAGAATCGTATCATCCTTATACATTATATCGTTTCCCCTTTTCTTCGAAACTGCCCTGATAAAAGCAGTTTCATCCATATACTGGTTTTATGATACCATGTTCTTAGGAAAGGTACAAGCCACGCTTCCTCGAAACCATATAAAATATGTAGGATTACAATACATCGTAAAAGGAACCAAACGCTCTCACGAGAAAAGGGATCGAAATCGATCCCTTTTCTCACTCTTCTTAGATTAACAAGTATGGTTAACAAATAGTTAACAAGTAATTAACAAATGATGTACTTTTTACTGCTTTTCACCACATCTAACCACCCTTAAAACCCTTGAAAAATCAATAATTTTTAGAATTTTCCAGCCTTCGCTGCTTCCTCGATGGAAACAGAGAATGCCCTAAAATCAAGGTTCTTAGATTGTTTTTACACAATTACTCAACAAGTAAACTGCTATTACTCACATTTTATCAAAGTTTATTATGAGAATCTACCTATTTATAATAAAGTAGAAAAAAATTAATTTTTTTGAAAAAAGCAGTTATAAAATCAGCAGTAATACGCTTTATATTATGGAGGGACTTGATGTACCCCTCCTATATGTCAAGTTATCGGATGGTGTTACATTCTGCCATCCGATACGGTTTCTTCAAGCCGCCAGGATATCCCTTGTCCCGGCGGCTCTCTCTTTTTATCGTATATGTCCGTCCTCTGCTATCCGGTCTGCGGTAATCATCCAGCCGTCAGAATCGAACGCATACGCCTGTCCGTCAATCTGGCAGACCGTATCATGGCGGTAGGTGTAACCGCTCAGCAGATACCACCAGCGTCCATCCTGTAAAAGCCATCCCTCAAGGTATTTGCCGGATACCCAACCATCTGCGGTCCGGATCCACGGTGCACCGCTGACAAAACACTTCCTGATCGGCTGCACCTGTTGATCCTTTGTGTAGCGTTTGCCAGAGTCCGCACCTGCCGGAGCTGTCCGGATAATGAGCGAGGATGCAGTGACTCTCAAACCGTGTGTGCCGCTCTTAATCTCTTTGAGATCTGTCATACTGGTATCACCGTCGGCCTTGGCTGGCTCCGCATCCATTTTAGGCCAGGTCTTTTTAAACGCCTCAAAGGTGCCATAGCGCTGCTTGAGGATATTGGTACCGCTGCCCCAGTCCGGCAGATAAAGATGCGGCTTGTCCTCCAGACTCTTCCAGTTTCCGCCCCAAGCTAGCCCTAAACCTTTTGCCAGTTCTGCTGCCTTTTTAAACATCCCCGTACTGTCGTTGTAGGCATCGTCTGATATGCTGCCGTCACCATCAATGTCCATTTTTAAATAAAAGTCAAATGCGATGCCCCACTGATGCTGTGAGCTATAACTGCTCCCTGGCGCGTTGGTTACTTTTTTACCTGGCTTAGTACGCCCTTGTGCATATAAAGCATCCTGCTCCGCTACTGTCCGGAACGTTTCTCCAATGGCTACCGTAATGCCCTCGGTCGCGCAGGCTTTGATCCAGGCGGACGCAATGCGCTGCAGGCGCGGGTGACATAATGTAATATCTCTCATCGATTTGCCCTCTTTTCTTTAATAATATGCAAAGGCGGAGCAATCCGCCCTGTTGCGATATCGCAATGACAGCCATGACCCAGACTGCCGCGGGAGATATCCGGATCACCTCCTTCTATTTCTTCTCGCTGTATTTCGTCCGACGCCAAATCTCTGCCACGCGCTCCCAGCCGTCCATAGATACCAGTGCCACGACAAAAGCGGCAATCATGCAGGCAAAAATCATATACCAGGTAATCGCTTGACCCTGCCATGTTAAGAGTGCCACCAGCGCCACCGGACAAAGCACCAGGCTAAGTACCACCACCACCGTTGCGGTTGGGATGTTTTTAAGTCCCGGCATCTCCTTAATTACCTGTGTGATTACTGACACCACAAACGCCATCACTCCGATGGCTGCCACCAAATACGTGACATACTGCATTAACTCATTCATGTTCATTTTGGACCTCTCTTTCTTTATGCTTCTGCTTCTATATGTTCCACATATGATTCTGTCTCGATTCCGTATTCCCGCCGCTTGATCTTACGATCCAATGCCGCAGCCTCATCATCACTCAGCGTCGGTAATTTCTCGCACGCCTCATATCCGATCTGGCAGTCCCCATTTCCTCCCGCCGCCCGATATGGTTTATAAATATAGTCCAGATTCCGGCGCTCCTTTAAGGTAACACCACCGCGCTGGACAAACTTATCGGTAAGGTAGAGCAGTTTGTCATGCCCCAAGCCGATAATCATATCATTTTGAGCCTGCTCATGCTTAGATAACGTATTCTTTTTCTGATCATGCCGCGTAATTAAAAACTGGATAAAAGCAAAAAGCGCATTTGAGCCAATCACCGCAGCAATAACCTGTGACGTATCCACACCCATCATCTCCTCTCTTATTCCGGCATCCAAACTATACGCTTGCTATACCGTGTCACGCCTATGTTGTACCGTGGCCGCTCCTCACCAAACGCCCGATATCGAATCCAGTCATCCAGAATGATCCCGGCCAAACTGATCGGCGGCCACAGTGCCATATACTGCGGGCAAATCTGCCCCCAAACATTTCCCGGCAGTCCGCTGTAGTCCCAGACACCCCAGCCGAGCCGCAGATTAACCACGCAACCTGTGACAAACTCCAAGGCAGTGATCCCGATTGCTCCGATTAGCACCTGCTGCCATAACGGTGTGTCCCATCTCAGCACCTCGTTAATGAGTCCCAAATAGATAAAACAGAGCCCTCCCAGGGCAAACATTGTCCAATGGCTCCAGCTGCGCCACAGAAGCTCAATGAAGACATACAGGATGCCTCCCATGCCAAATAAAAACAGGTATTTATTAATTAGTTTTTGTCTGTGACTCACTCGCATCGCCTCCCGTTGCCAAATATACTTTAAGGACCTCTGACTGATACTGTTCCGGCACAGACGCGCCATATGTAATCTGGTTCAGCTCATCCTTATCGCTCACTCCGGCAATCCATATATTAAGCGCATTGCAGTACGTAGTATGATATGACACGTATGTCATAGCTGCCGTGATGATCGTCTGCATATCGGCGGCGCTGTAATATTTGCATGACTGGCCGTCCGAGTGGTATTCCAACTTATCAGTCCCCGCCGCAAGCTGAACCTGCTTACCAAACAGGTTCAGCTGATCATGCTCAGTCAATGCAAAGTGCTCGCTTGAGCCATCCGACAAAGTAACATCAACGCCAGAGTAGATAACCTGCTCACACGCCGCGCTGATCTCCTGCTTTTTTGACGCCTGCAGCTCCGCAAGGGTCGGCTCATATGGCTCTGATGGAGCGACCGGCTCCGGATCTGTCGGAGGGGTATATACGCTGCCGTCATCTGACAGATAGAGCGTCTGCCCCTCATCCCGGTAAACTGTGTGCCAACCACTCAGAGTAGTTGCCAGGACACCGCCCGCCGTGTACAGCTGGATGTCCCCCTCCCAGGATTCCGGCGCTGCCCCTGCAAATGCGATCTGCAGCACATGCTCCGCAGTCTGGCGGATGCTCTCGATCTCATAGAGCTGATCGGAGTCATTGATCTTGATTTTTTCCATGTTTTTTCCTCTCTTTCTGTTTTTTGTGTATAATAAAAGACCTTTCGGCCCATTATTTTCAATTTCAATTTTTTACAGCCTCACCATTTCCGTATTCTCACGAAAATGGTGAGCTGACAAATGCCAAAACAACTCTGTCTGCGCTTAATTCTAAAAAGCATATTGTCAGCACCAGAGACACGACTGTAAATCTGAGTAAATCTCTTATTCGAGGAGCCTACGTCGATGTTAAAACCACTTTTACATCTGTAGACGGTATCATTCCTATTCCGGTGCTTAAAGCTACAGGATGGTTTTGCGGTGGTGTCGAAATTCAAAATATTACAGCAACATCAATGACTGTAAGGTTTTTAAATTCTAATCAAACTACGCAGGACGGCGGTTACGCAAACTACATTCTTCTTTTTATAAAGTAAATGGTGACCTGCAATTCGCTCATCTGACAAAAGACCTTGATTTGAACGCTGCGATTGAACAAAGAGTGTATTGCGAAACAAGTTCTATAATTGTAAGCAGTTTAAAAAACAAACCTCTATCTATTTCAGACGGAGAAGCAATTGTTATCTGGCTCCCCTCTTCGGTAAGTAATAAATATGGATGCCAATTATTTTTGCACACATCGGAAAGTGCCCAGAATGTATATTTGCGCCACAGGTACGATACTAAATGGTCCGGTTGGTGGAAAATCACACTTTCTTAAATGGTGACCTGGCAAATGCCATTGCCAGCAAACCCTGCAACTTATCTGGCGGTACGGTAGAGTTTATAATCGATATATCTAATCTGCAAATCAAAAGGTTTGCATTACACGTGACGTGTTCTGGTAGCATATGGGCTGAATTTGTGTTACTAATAATCTCATATAGCGACCTCAGCGCCTCTTTGGAAGAGGCTGGAATAACCAAAGTAAAACTTTATTCGACATACGATTCGAAGATGATATTTAAAGCATGTACCGTCCAAGGAAGCAATGGAAAAATTCGCATACAGGCACAAAACAATTACGGCGAGGCTTGTATGGTTTCGATAATTTCGCCTTATAAATAACGCCGCAAAATGGTGACCTGCAATTCGCTAGCCTGACAAAAGGCCTTGATTTGAACGTTGCAATTGAACGAAGGGTGTATTGTGAAACAAGTTCTCTTATTGTAGGCAGTCTTAAGAACAAACCTTCATCTATTTCGTCCGGAGAAGCGATTGTTATCTGGCTTCCTTCTTCAGTAAGTAACAAATTTGGATGCCAATTATTTTTTCACACATCAGAAAGCGCCCAGAGTACATATTTGCGCCACAGGTACGATACTAAATGGTCCGGTTGGGGAAAAATCACACTTTCTTAAATGGTGACTCGCATAGTTTGCTCAAAATAAAAAGCACAAGCGGAACTATAAATTTGGGAGCTTGGAAGTCTATGGATTTAAGGGTTCCCGTTACCGCTCCAGACGGATATACACCAATAGGACTAATGAGCTTCGATACAGCAGGGGCTATCCCTATATGCATTAATGCTATGATGATAAGTACTGTGGAGGTTACTGTTGGATTGACCAACGCTTCTGCCGATGTGGCAAATAATACCATTTTCGCTCTTAGCGCCTTATATATAAAGAGCACATTCGTGTGCTAAATGGTGAGCTGCATGGCAGCTTTTCTTTTTCAGACCTAAAATGTGTGCGTTTCGGCCGGAATGGCACAGATCACTTTTGGATCACTTTTGAATATCCGGACAAATCCTGTGATAGTTTGGAAGTAAGAAAAGATACCAATTCTATTCGATACAACACAGCAGATTCTTCCGGAGTCTGGACCACTGTTTTCGAAAAGTGATATGTGCATTTTCGTATTCTCACGAAAATGGTGACCTGACCTTTGGATATCTGCGCGCAAAAATAAAAAATACCGAAATTGTTGCCATTGTCGAAACATTTGCATTTAAAAACGGGAGTGCTATTAAACCTTTTTCAACCTGGTTTAATTACACGCCAGATTATGCCAGAGGGATATGCTCGCCGGTGTCAATAAACGGCTCTTTGGTTGCGGCCGGTGCGGGTCGGTCGGGTACCAACTTAAAGGTTGATCTGGCTGACTCAAATTACACTGGCACGATTTGGGTATCAATGATTCTGGTTGCCTCATCAAATTAACCGCAAAATGGTGACCTGTCCTTTAATTATTTATATGGATATGTAGCATCCGATTTAAAATTATCCGACTAGCAATCGCCTCACACTTCCAGATTCCACCTTCTGCTTCCACAAGTTTGAACTGCGGAATCTCTTCTCCGCTGATACGGAACACAAATTTACTGGATGGCTGCTCCACCTCCATAAATGTGCGGAATGGAATTAACTCCACCGGATTCGGAACCATTGCATCCGCTTTCGACGCAACGCCCACACTCATGGTTGCCACCTGTGATACTCCATCATCCGAAAACGTCTGATTATTCTTTTTTTCGATATTTCCAGCCAGCATCATAACGGCCGCCAGATCATCGTTCGGCTGAAAATTCGACTGCAGTGCAATCATAAAATTTTCCTGTTCATACCAGCTGCCAAAACGAAACGCCGATGTTTCCGCTTCAACCTCAAACAGGCATTCTCTTCCGCGCTCTGAATCCAGCTCTGAAATAAAGCAGACTCTTTCCGGACTCTCAACATGGATCGTCATTTTCTTACCAGCAAATTCGTCCGCACATTTCTCAATGTACTCCAAAAGTGAAACCAGTGTATGAGTATGGAGAGCTGTGGCCTTTTCTGGCGCATCATAACGTACCAGTTTACGGTTCGCATACGTCTTTCCATCAATCGTTACAACCTCTGTTTCTTCTGCCTGTACCGCCAGCTCTGCTACGCGGTCAATCGCTTCTTTTAATCCTTCCATCTTTCTATTCTCCCTTCTTCTTTCTTAAATCAATCGGTCCGGACTGCGGCTCGTAAATTTCTCCTGTCTCCGGATCGAAATTTTTCTCTGTCTCAGCCTGCTGCCGCGGCGCTGTCTGAATCGTATCATACGCAGCCACTTGCGGACGGTTATTGCCATACTCTGACATTTCGATCTTTCCGGTCCGCACATCCTGTCCAATCAAAAACGTTGTTTTCGACTTTTTCGGACCAGCTAACTTTGCTTCACAAGCATAGATCGTTTCGATTGTTCCGCTTTCATTCGGCTTGAATTTAAGCTTGATTGTAATTCCCCGCACAGCCTCTGGATCCATATTCGGGTCAATAATGTTTCGCCCCACCTGTGCCAGCGCCTGCCTGAACTGCGCCGCCAGCGCCCCGTTCCCAATCGTCTCGAACGATATTGCCATCACTTCCTCCTTCCCGGCACCGGTATCTTTCAATACCGTACACCTTATATCTACTCATAAACCGCTGCCATCCCAAACTGTGTGCCAGGTTG